TGTGCCACGCTGTAAAACATTATTTTACGTCGAAAGTGTAACAGAAAGTGTCACATTTTGTGACAGTGTCACTGTTACAGTGTGACACTATGCCGTGTGCAATATATTGTCTTGCGTTGTGGGTCATGTGTGGGTCACGTGTGGGTCATGGAATTGGGGTAAATGACCCACGCGAAAAGCGTTGGTGCGCCACGGTTTTAGGGGTTTGTGGGTCATGTGGGTCATCTTTTTTCAAAAGCTATGGAAATTATGTAAAAATAATAAAAGGCCACGTTATGGCCGCGCTTAATGCCGTGTAAAGAAATCTTTTCGTCGAGCGGCAGCGATTCAAAATGCATGACCCACATGACCCACATGACCCACATATAGGAAATTTGTAGATTGATGCCATGCCAAAACGACCGATAGAAAACCCGAAAATGTTTCAGCGAAAGTTAACAGAAAAACAATTAGCGGTTCTGTTAGCGGCCGGCGCTGGAAATACCACGGAAGGCTTGGAAGTGTTAGTAGAATGTTATCAACGGCTGTACAATGCCGGCATCAAGAATGATGCTCAATTAGAAACATTCATCAATCGTATAAATAAATCGTGAGATATAGGTTTGATGAATGAGGGTGACAGGTACCTGCTGAAAGGTCCCGCCTACTTTCGCGCTGGCGGAAAAAAAATAAAATGCTATCAACCCTGGCCAGGTAATAGCGTGCCACTATCCCCAATAGCCTGCGTTAATCGCCCGCGCATCATGTCCACATAAGCAGCATTATGTAAAATGCGCGCGGCCCCTCGTTAATAGCCGACCGCTATCGGCCGACAGTCTGGCGCCGCGTGGTATTTCTGCGGTATTCCACATAAGTAAGCGCTCACTAACTTGGCCGACACTAGGCGGCCGTTAGCTTTTAGTGATAGTAAGTACTCACTAACTTGATAGGGGGGGGAGGGGGTCCACTACCTTATTAGATTCGCGGGTACCTCCAACCCACAAAAAAAAGCAAAATGGCAAACGCACCACACCGCAACACTTGGCGGTAAAATCCAAATCAGCTTTCCAACTGGAGAAAAAGCGATGGCGACGGAATACAAAGCACCGCGCAAGCTACCGATGACTGAGAGTCAGAAGATCAAGGAGCTGCGCCGGATGATGATCGAGGGGCGCGGCAAGGCGGTTGTCCAGAAGATCATCGACATTGCACTGGAAGATGGCCACCCAGGCCAGATGGCGGCGTTGAAGATGTGCGTCGACCGCACCTTGCCGGTCAGTATGTTTGAGAAGAGCAACGGCCAGCGCAGCGCAGTCACGATCAATATCACAGGGCTGGACGGCACGCCGCTCCAGATCGGCGCACCCAGCGCCATCGAGCCGCTGACGCTGGAGATGGAGAGCCCGACCGATGGCTGACCTTAACTTTCAACTCTTGCCGTGGCAGCAGACGGTCTTCTCCGACCCGACGCGCTTTAAAGTCGTGGCCGCCGGGCGCCGGTGTGGGAAATCCAGACTGGCGGCGACCACCTTGCTGATCGAGGGGCTGCGCTGCCCGCCCGGGTCAGCCGTGCTGTACGTCGCGCCCACCAACGGGCAGGCGCGGCAGATTATCTGGAACGTGTTGCTGGACCTGGGGCGGGACGTCATTGCCGGCAGTCATATAAACAATCAAGATATCACGCTGATCAATGGCGCGACGATCTATGTCCGAGGCGCCGACCGGCCGGACACGCTGCGGGGGGTCAGTTTGACCTACGCCGTGCTGGACGAGGTGGCGGACATCAAGCCGGAGGCGTGGGAACAGGTCATCCGGGCGTCTTTGTCGGACAAGAAGGGGCGCGGGCTATTCATCGGCACGCCCAAGGGGCGCAACTGGTTCCATGACCTGTACAAGTTGGGGCAGACGCAGAACGACAGCGACTGGAAGAGTTGGCACTTCACCACCAAGGACAACCCGCTAATCGACCCGACTGAGATTGAGTCGGCGAAAAAGACGCTGTCGACGTTTGCATTTAAGCAAGAATACATGGCCAGCTTCGACAACGCGGGCTCGGACGTGTTTAAGGAAGAGTGGATCAGGTACAGCGACGAGCCGCAGTACGGCAGCTACTACGTGGCGGTCGATCTAGCGGGGTTCGAAGAGGTGGCCAAACAGGCAGCGAATTCGAAGAAGCGCTTGGACGAGTCGGCGATCGCGATCGTGAAGGTGACCGAGGACGGGACGTGGTGGGTCAAGGAGATTCAGCACGGACGGTGGGACATCCGGGAGACGGCAGCGAAGATTTTGATGGCCATGCGCGACTACCGGCCGATGTCGGTGGGGATCGAGCGGGGGGCGCTAAAGAACGCGGTTTTGCCGTATTTGAGTGACTTGATGCGTAAGAATAATGTATATTCGCACATAGTTGACCTTACGCATGGCAACCGAAAGAAAGCCGACCGGATAATCTGGGGACTTCAGGGTCGTTTCGAGCATGGCCGCATTGTGCTAAACGAAGACGGCGACTGGGAAACATTCCTCGACCAACTGCTGCTGTTTCCTGCGCAGGGCGTACATGATGACTTGCCCGATGCATTGTCCTACATAGATCAGTTGGCCGTAACCTCTTACTTTGAGGACGACGCGGACGATGATTGGGAACCAATCGACGTGATCGCTGGAGTGTAAGATGGACCAAAACGACTTTGATCAGCCCGACGAGGCTGATAAAGAACTAGTGGCGTTTGTCACCGACCACTGCGACCGCTGGCGCGTCTACCGCGATACTAACTTTTTGCCGGATTGGGAAGAATACGAGCGTATCTTCCGTGGCCAATGGGCCATTCAAGACAAGACACGCGACTCTGAACGCAGTCGCATCGTCACCCCTGCGACACAGCAGGCCGTAGAGACACGAAACGCCGAGATTATGGAGGCGATTTTCGGCTCCGGCGAGTTCTTCGACATCAAAGACGACATCCAAGACGTTAATGGTAACCCGATGGACGTCGAGATGATCAAGAATCAGTTGATGGAGGACTTCAAGAAGGACAAACTCCGCAAATCGATGGAACAAATCGAGCTGATGGCGGAGATTTACGGCACTGGCGTGGGCGAAATCATGGTGTCGATGGAGAAGGAGTACCTCCCAGCGACGCAGCCGATCCCCGGGCAGATGGGGCAGGCGGCCATTGGTGTGCTAGAGAAGCCCCGCGTGTCGGTCAAGTTGGTGCCGGTGAACCCGAAGAACTTCTTGTGGGACCCGAACGGTACCAGCGTCGACGATTGCATGGGCGTAGCGGTCGAGAAGTACGTATCGATCCACAAGGTGGTGCGCAACATCGAGCGCGGCATCTACCGCAAGGTCAACATCACCCCGACCTACGAAGAAACGCAGCTCGAGCCCACGCAAGAGATCAGTCAGTACCAAGATGAGAAGGTCAAGCTGCTGACCTACTACGGTCTGGTGCCGCGTGAGTACCTGACAGGCAACGATGAAGACGTCGTTGAGCTGTTCCCGGAAGATTCGGCGGCAGAAGACTACCAAGACATGGTCGAGGCGATCGTGGTGATCGCCAACGACGGGCTACTGTTGAAGGCGGAAGAGAATCCTTACATGATGAAGGATCGTCCGCTGCTGTCGTACCAGAACGACACGGTGCCGAACCGTCTGCCAGGGCGCGGGACGGTCGAGAAGGCGTACAACTCACAGAAGGCGATCGATGCCGAGGTGCGCTCGCACCTAGACAATCTGGCGCTGACCTCTTCACCGATGATGGCGATGGATGCAACGCGTCTGCCACGCGGGATGAAGTTTGAAGTGCGGCCGGGCAAGGCGCTACTGACCAACGGCAACCCGAACGAGATTCTGTTCCCGTTCAAGTTTGGTCAAACGAGCAACGACAACCTGGCCACCGCAGCGAAGTTTGAGAACATGCTGCTGCAAGCCACCGGCACGCTTGATTCACAGGGTATGGTGAGTCAAGTTGCACGCGATGGCGGCGGTGCAGGCATGTCGATGGCGGTTGCATCGATCATTAAGAAGTACAAACGCACGCTGGTGAACTTCCAAGAAGACTTCTTGGTGCCGTTCATCAAGAAGGCGGCGTTTAGGTACATGCAGTTTGACCCCGAGCGCTATCCGTCGGTCGATATGAACTTCGTGCCGACCGCAACGCTGGGCATTATCGCGCGCGAGTACGAGCAGGCGCAGTTCATCTCGCTGTTGCAGACCTTGGGGCCGAACACACCGGTGCTGCCGATCATCTTGAAGGGCATTGTGGCCAACAGCTCACTGTCGAACCGCATGGAGTTGATGTCAGCGCTCGATCAGATGTCGCAACCGAACCCAGAACAGCAGCAGATGCAGCAGATGCAGCAGCAACTGGCGGTGCAAGCAGCGCAGGCACAGATTGCGGTCAGTCAGACACAGGCCGAACAGAACCGTGCCGAGGCCACGAAGACGTTGATCGAGGCACGATTGAAGCCCGTCGAGACGGAAGCGAAGATCATGTCGGCCACGACGCAGAACCTGCCGAGTCAACCCGATATCGCGTCAAAAGAGTTCGACAAACGCGTCAAGGTCGCGGAGTTGATGCTGAAAGAGGCCGATATCAAGAACAAAACCAAGATTGTCGAGTTGCAGATGTCCAAAGCACGCGACGGTATAGCTGGGCTTGAGAACCAGTTTCTAGAAGAACTCAAGGAAGGGCTTAAATAATGGACATCGAAAAGGTTTTTGAACTCGACGACGACGATCTGACGTTAAAGAGCGCCACCAACGCGGTCTACGAAGCACGCGAGATGCAGAAGAAGCGCTTGAGCGACAATGTTCAGGCGGTTTTGCAGGCATTGACGCAAATGAAGTCGTCAATTGAAGGTAAGTACGACGATATCGCAGTCGCTCTCGAGAATCGCATCGCAAACATCCGTGATGGTGTCGATGGCCGCGATGGTGTCGACGGTCGGCCTGGTCGTGATGGCCGTGATGGCAAAGACGGCGCGCCAGGACGTGCTGGCCGCGACGGTGCGGCGGGTCGAGACGGTATCGACGGTCAAGATGGCGTGTCGGTCATCAATGCGTACCTTGATTTCGACAACAGCTTGGTGATTGAGCTGTCGAATGGTCGCCAAGTGAACGTCGGCGAGATTCTGCCGCCAGACATTTCCGATCGCTTGAAGGTCATCATCAATCAAGGTGCCAGCGGTGGCGGTGGCGGCGGGGCATCACTGCCCGATCAGACGGGCAACTCGGGTAAATTCTTAACGACAGACGGCACGAACGCGTCGTGGGGTACGCCTGCGGGTTCAGGCGACGTCGTTGGTCCTGCTTCAGCAACAGACAATGCACTCGCTCGGTTTGATACGACGACTGGCAAGCTGATTCAAAACTCAGTCGTCACGGTGTCGGACACTGGTGCGGTTGCTGGCGTGACATCACTAGCTACTGCGAGTTATGTTGACTTCAATACGTCACCAACGGTCACTAATGCTGCTGGACGGCTGTACTGGGACAGCACACAGAAGACGTTGAGTGTTGGTTTGACGACCAACATCGCGGCTGATATTGGTCAGACCCTCTACGCTTACGTAACAAACGCTGAAGCGTCGACGATCAGCAAGGGTCAGCCGGTCTACATGTTCGCGGCGTCAGGGGATCGTGTATCGGTCAAGCTTGCCTACAACACGGGCGACGCAACCTCTGCTAAGACGTTGGGTGTTTGCGCGGAAGATATCGCAGCCGGTCAAGCAGGCATGGTCTTGTGCCAAGGCGTGCAAGACGGATTGGATTTGAGCGCGTATAGCCCTGGCGACACGCTGTATCTGGGCGCAACTGCCGGCACACTGACTAGCACCAAGCCGTATGCACCTAATCATCTTGTCTATATCGGTGTAGTCGAGCGCGCTAATGCGGGTAATGGTCGTCTGTACGTGCGCGTGCAGAACGGCTATGAGCTTGATGAGCTGCATAACGTCTCAGCGCAGAGCCCGTCGAA